TGTACTAGACTTTCTTCTTTACCTTTTTTACTTAACCAGTAAACGTTAACTGTATCGCCGTCTTCTTTTCTATTTGCACTTGACTGATAAGACTTCACGGCTTTCTTATAAGACATTGCTTCTATTATTTTATCTTCTTTTCCATTATTAAAGGTAAACTCCCTCATTCTTGGCATAATTTATTCCTTTGGAGTACACTCCTCACATCTACAATGTTTACAAACTTCATACTCACTACCCTCATTGGTCTTCATTAAGGGTGTTCCACAATGAGAAGGATGACCACAGTTGTCGCAATTCATGTTAACTCCTTTTTTTAGTTGATTTCTTTTTAGTTGATTTCTTTTTCTTCTTAGGTTTGACTTCCATGTCTTTCGTCAATACTAACGGTTTAGGTTTCCATAGACTATCTGTCATAGTCCATAATTTAGTTAAAAATCCCATAATATTCTCCTTTCAAAAAGAACAAATAGTGAACAAAACTGAGACATTCTGTCGCACCTTGAAATAAAGTCAAAATAATGCTTGACTTTAAAGTATTTATGTGATAGGATATATCTATATTTAAAACGAAAGGTTATATTATGAACAAAATCCAATTAATCAAGGCTGGCATCCAACAACTGTCTTTAACTGAACTGAATGAACTTTCTAGTTTTATTAGTGATGTTAAAGTTATGAATGCTAAATCTTCTCTATCTGTAGGACAAAAAGTGTTTGTTGTCCAAAAGACTAAAAAAACTCCTGGTGTAATTACTAAGATTAATCAATCTAGGTGTGTAGTAGATATGCTTGGTAGAAGTTATAGAGTACCAATGTCAATGTTGGAGGCGGCATAATGATAATTAAGATAGGTGATAAAGTTGAAATCTCCAAGAGAGGTATCAATAGAGACGGAATTATTACAGACATTTCTATAGGACTTACTACATCTGACCCTGCTGGTGAGCAAGGTATCAAACTAAAAGAGTATGATACTGATATGGGTTACTTAGGTTCTATAGGTTACAAAGATGTAACATTTGGTGAAAGTGAAGGCGAATATTGGGCATACTTTGACCAACTTATAACACCAACGAAAGGAGTTGTTGCTGACATGTGATAGATATAAGACCTAACGGTTTTTATCCTGTAGGGCGTTGTACAGGCGTATAGGTGAAAGCTCAAGTATCTTTGAAATAAAAGTGAGAGTAAGTATTCTGCCTAGCACTATGGGACAGGCAACAAGTACATTTTAGATGTACACACAAAATTAAAAAAGGACATCCAAGTACCTTTGAAACAAAAGTGAGGATGTCCTTTTTTTTATTTTAATCTATTCAACTACGGCAGGTGTTTCTGTCGCTGGCATTTCAATTGTAACTTTTGGTAAAGGTACATTATCTACTAAACTAGCGGCGTCTTCGCCATAGTGGTGACCAAGAGTAAACGCTACTATTACTATAATAACGTATATTAATTTCCTAATCATTTAATTTTCCTTTTATATTATGCTTTGTGTCTCTGCCATAAGTTAGCAGCGATCCAAGCAATTAGACCCCATTTAATTATTGTAAGGGGTGCCATGATACCTGTAAAAAGAACTACAGCTAATAAAATTAGACCATAATCTTTCCAAGCAGATATATCTTTTATCCATTTTGACATTAGATTTCTCCTTTGTTTTTATGTTATTACTATTTAGAATACAAACTTTGTTCCAAATGAGTAGTGTTGTAAATCAGTACCAGTATCTAAATCGTCTTGTTGCATTTCTGCATAGACACTTAGACTTTCTGTCATGTTATGGTTTACACCATAAGTCATGTAAGTACCAGTACCTTCTTTATCTCCGTATCCAACTGTTAATGCTTTCCAACCTACTGTTGCTTCCATACCAACTAAGTCAGTAGCAGCGTCATAGATTGAATAAGTTGAAGCGACTGTAAAGTCACCTACAGTTGTGGATGCACCTGCAGCCCAATATGAGATATCGTTAACTCTATCGTCAGCGTAACCACCAGATAAGTTAATGTCTTTTATTGAATGAGAAATATTCCATTCATAAACATCAACACCATTTTTGCCGTTACTTCCATCAACCATTGCCATTGCACTAACTGTACCATTGCTTAGTTTGATTGTATTAGATGACCTATCTGCATATTTAAATACAGCATTGTTACCATATACTTGAAAGTTATCTGTTTGGGATACTGAAGCATGAGCTTGTCTACCTACAGTAATTGCAACACCATTATTTTCTAAACCAACATATGCTAGTCTGGAATCAAATGTGTCTGAACCACTATCATCAACATCTAGTCCTACTTCCAATTTTGCAATTGCTGAAATAGAACTACCTTCAATACTAGGTTCTGAAAAATCAATACCTAATTTTGATCCGTTGTTTTCAAGTTTGTCGTATGCAACACCAGAGGCGTTTTCATCATGCGAAAACTTGTAGTTAAAAGTACCATACGGTTTAATCTCAGCGGCTGTTGCTGTGTAAGCAAACAAAACCATACCAACCACCGTAGCAGTAATTAATCTTAACATGTATTCTCCTTTTTTGAATTATAGATTATAAAAATTATAATCAATCCCTGAATGGGATTTAATATGTACCTCGTAAATTTTTCATGGTGTATTATTTATAACTTTCATCATATTGAGCCGCATATATTTCATCAACTTGTTCTTGTGTTGTTAAAACATATGAACCTATATGTGTATAACCATTTAACTTTGCCCATATAATTCTACGACCACCTGCCTGCCATTTACGATATATTTCATTGAGTTTTCGTACCATTACAGGATGTTTCATACCGTTTTCTGCCATGTCATCAAATAATTTTTTATAATTAATACCTTGACTATCTGCAAAACTTGTCCAACTGCCTTGTACTTTGTCCCATTTAAAAGTTACATCTTTCAAATCTAATATTTGATACAAGTCTGGGTGAGTAATTTCTTTTGCGTGTAATATTTTTTTAGTCATTAAAACAAAATGCGATATGATTATACTCCTCGCTTGAGAGTTTAGGTTTATATTGTTCGTGTACTCTATCGTACAAAGTATTTAGTTCAGTCATATAACTTTGATAAGTGTCCTTATTGACTAAACTATTATAGACAATACATTTACCTTGTTGTCGTAACCAACGATTGTCTAACATCACTTGACCATCTGCGTCATATACATCAACAATCACTACATCATAGTTATGTACTTCATGTATATAATCATGGACATCACCTTGTATAATACGAAGGCGTTTTGACTTTGGTAAATTAAATTCTTTGTGTGCAACTTCTATCACTTCTGGATTTATTTCAACTGTATCTATGTGTACATCTGGAAACTTATTGTATATTTCTGTATGTAAATTACCTGCACCAAGACCTAGTAAACAAACATGTTGTATATTCTCTACATGATTAAACACTTTCATTATTTCTTTCATATACAATAAAGATATTTGTCCAGACGCATTAACACGACCTTGTATAAACTCATCATTAAAGAGCATAGACTTATAGTCTTTTGTTTTTCTTACTTCAATCATAATAGTTAAAGTTAATGATATATCTATAATCTGTATTCGTTGATGTACATGCTCTATGTTCTAAACTAGAATTAAAGATTACCATTTTGTTTTCTTCCGCTTGAATAAATTTATGTATGTTCATTTTAAATTCTGTACCACCATCACAAGTATTTAAATATAATATTGCCGTCTTGCAATTAAAAGTTCTATCAACATGCCATTCTGATTTATGAAAGAACACAGATGGAAATAAATTAGACCGTACTTCAACAACTGCCTTTGCATTAAGTTTATTCAGTATTGGTACTATGTAGTCAGAATAATAATTACTGTTAATCAAATTATTATTGTAGAATGAATGAGTAAAGTAACCTAAGTTATCTTTCTTATCTACTACCATAGATTGAATATGATACCAAGGAAATTCTTCCTTTGTAATTAATGTTTTTAATTTATCAAACTCATCTTGTGGTAAAAAATTATTGACTTCAATCATTTTAAATATTCCTCATTCGCTGTAAAGTTAAAAACTTTTTCCCATTGTGTTTGATTATCTACATGGTAACAATCTATGTGTGTGTACCCTTTTGATTTAGCATACCATACTCGTTGATGTCCGACAGATACTTGATATGCGTTCCAAGATATAATGATAGGGTGTGTCATACCATGTTTATCTAAACTTTCAAATAACTTTGATAGATTGTGTTTTTGTTTATCGTTTGGGTTATGATAATCTGTTTTGTTGCCGAGCATACTCAGATTGTAGACCTTGTGGTATTCAGGAAACTCTATATGTTTGGCAGAGAGGAGTTTCATAGGTGGTTAAGGTTGGGGGTCTGAAAGAGCAGCATGCTATATATAAGAGTTTTGTCCATATCCTGTTCAATATGCGTAAATAAATTTTCTATACTATATCTAGTTGTGGTAAATTTAAATCTCTTGTCAACGGTACATTTCTCATTCTGTTCATTGGTAGTCCGTGTGCAATAACTTTGTGAATGAATGTAACAATTGTTAATCGTTCTTCTTTTGTGTTTGTATCAAACTCTTTCACGCCATGCCATAAACGACTATCAAAACCTATCTGACGATTATACTTATTGGCAAAGAAACAATCTTCAATGAAACCTTTATTGTGTTCTTCAAGGTAAGGTTGTTGTTCCGCTTTACTGATTTCTCCACGATAATAACTTTGTTTTATATCTGTATGTTTTACTTGTGTATTAATATTTTTTGGCATGTATATTGCCGTACCTGATTTAGGGTCTGCGTTTGGTGTCAGATAGAGTATTGTTGTATGAACATCTGGAAAGTCAGAATGTATCCAACCATTTGTGTATTCACTTGAAATACGCTGAAAGAAACTACTTGCTTCAAAACGAATATCTTGTGAGTTCATTTCATCATTTGTCCAAAAGACATTTAAATATTTTTTAATCATGTTTGCCCAAAACTCTTTGTCTAATACATGCAAAGGTTGAGACCTCATACCCGGCCAGTTACCACTCTCATGTTTGTGCCATTCTATTTTATCAGACTGTGCCATTTTGACCACTTCGTCTGGGTTGTCACAAAAATTATCTATTACGTTTGTTGGAAAATGTATCATGTTAAATTTATATTACCGGCTGCGGTAATCCTTTCTTGTGTACTTGTTGTTGGATAAACATAATGCGTTACCCAACTAGGGAAGAGTATTAAGTCACCTCTCTCTGGTTCAACTCTATATAGTGTTTTATTAAACGCCTGTTTTTCTCCGTAAGAGAAGTATAATACACCACTCTCACCTAAACCTTTTGGTTGGTCTATAATTAAATTATAAGATATATCGCCACTATGTTTGTGATGAGGTTGATACTCGCCACGCTTTTGAACATTGACCCATAAACTTTCAATCTCATAAGACCGTTCTACATTTGCCTCTTTCAAATAGACATCAATAAATTCTTTCAGTCTCGTCTCTATAGGTAAACGCCAACGAAGAGCGACAAAGTCTTCAGGTCTCTCGTCATCAAACTCACCGAGAACTCTACGATTTTTTGGATTCCGTTTCCGTTCAATCTCCGAAATATCTTGGATAGATTGGACGATATTTTCTGGACACTTAAATTTCAATATCAAAGGTCCAAAGTATGGACTAAACGCTTCTATCATAATCTAATAAACTTTTAGTTTGCTTTATCTTCTAATTCTTTTACTCTTGCTTTTAATTTTTCTATTTCTTCCATTAATTCTTTAATGCTCATTGTATTCTCCTGTGTTGTTGACGTATCACACTCAGTACAACATTCAGGCGTACCGCAATTGATATGTTCCATAGTTCTATTTAGTTGAATGTATAGACCACGATTAGTCTTCGCCCATTACGAGGTAAGTTTGCATAGTGATAACGATTGTCAAAACAAACACCACGATACTGTACAGGAGTAATATGCTGTACAGGCATTTTATCCTCGTCACATAGTACAGTATTACCATCAACATCATTGAGATAGAGTATTAACTGTTTATGTTCTTCTTCGTGGTCCTTGTGTATAGGACTTGTACCTTCAAACAAAGGAAAGGTCATGTTCAAACTACAACGAAGAATACGATTGACCTGTATATCATGCTTTGTAGTAAACGCATATAACATAGACATAAAATCTTCGTAGTAATCACTATTACGAAGTCCATTCCGTAGTACCACATTATGTCCCATGTAAGATAAGTTCTTCCATTCATTGTAAAAGAAAGGGAAGTTATCTGAGAGTAGAGTATTGTTTATAAACTGTTTATGTTCTTCCAGTAGAAAGTCATCATCTTGTATTATCATATTCATCCTATTATGTGTGGCGTGGATCCAGTCTCCCTTCGCCACCCACACCGTATATACAGTATTACTTATGTAACTGAATTAACGTTGCTCCAGTATTAGTGTAGTGGGCTGTTAGATACAATCACAAAATGTATTGATTGCCGCCAATAGAAAAACATAACCTAGATATGCACCTAATGTACCTGCAAGTATGATGTTTGTCCAACCCCATTCTTTGATAAATCTTTTCATTGTGTCTCCTGTATGTCTTAGTATCTTTATTACATTTATAGATTACCAGCCGTAGCTCAGTATAACATGCCCTATGCCTTAGTTCAAGTCTATAGGGTTACCATCTATGTTTACAGAACCACCGTCTATATGTACCTGACCACCTGCACTCATTGTAATTTTGTTTGAAGCGTCTAGTCGTAGATTGTCCATAGAGGCGTTCATGTCACCATCTATGAATTGATTGACATTACCTTTGATGTTCATGTTCAGGTCGCCTTGTCGTACCATAATGTTAAGATTAGCACCACTACCTACTTCTATGTCATAGTTGGCGCCTGCTGTATCACTCTTATTGACCTTGACCTTTAAACTACCGTCTATGGTCTGTACTGTGTTACCACCTGTGAAGTGGAAGGAATTGCTGTTGACAATGCTGTAATTATCTGATAGTATATGATTGACAAGGGTACCGTCATTACTATACTCCATGTAGGACCCTGAAGCATGGGATAGGTGTACCCTTCTCGTCAGGGGTGTATCGTCAAACTCTAGGACATGACCTGTTTCTGTTGCAAAGACATGATTAAAGGGATATGTAGGGTTATAGGTGCCGTTCAATATGGCTGGCATGTCAAACGACCCACCTGCTGACTGCACTACAGATAGGTTACCTGAGACTGTTGGTATCTCAAATCCGTCAAAGTCTGCCGTCGCCAAAGATGTTCGCCTTTTGTTCTCTCTATTTGTAGGGTTGCTAGCGTCTGCAACTCCACGTGCTAATTCGTTTACATCACTCTCATCCGCTTTCACAGGATACACACCATTAGGGTCACGCATACCTTCGTTAGCATCCTCATAATCAGACCCGGCATTAGAGGGTTGACCTGGCAATGCACCATGGATCAAAGGTTCTTGTTTATCACTATCTCTATAAGTGACATAGACCCAAGTGCCTTCTACAAAGAAAGGAGGCGTCATGCCTAGACCAGAGTTACCACCAGAGGGTACTACTACAGTCGCCCATGGCAAGTCACTCGTTGGTAAGATGTTTTGTTCTATAGGGTGGAGACCTAATACACGAACACGAAAGCGACCAAGTAAATCAGGATCGTTACGGTCTTCTACCACACCAATGTAATAATTTTTCATTTCGTTTTGCTCCGCGGCTCGTAAGTTGTTTGTTTTAGAGGACTAGCATCCATATTCTTTACACCTTTTGCGTATAAATCACACTTCATACTCTTATGTGTATTTTGCTCATGTTTTGTCTGCATA